TCAAAAACTGATGGTAATTGTATTCCTGATTCTTTGAGTGCCATGTCATATGCTATTTGATCTCTATTACATCCAACCAACGACCACTTGTACCATGACTCATTGAACTTTGTCATCTCTGGTGTCAATGTTCTCCATACTATCGTACCAAGAGGACTAGCATACGTTCTAAAATTATACCCTGTTTCCTTCAGTTTCTTTGTAAGATTAATTGCATCATCGTAACTGAAGAAAGCACATGTGAATCCCTCCAACATCTCATCATAGTATGTAAACTTTGAAGCATGTCTGAGCATTGTGAATGGGAAACATATCTTACTCCTCTGTATAAAGTTATGTGTGTGCCTATAGCATCCATCGATCCATATTGTATTTGAACCACTGGGAAAAAATAGATGTGGATTCGCTTTAGGATAAAATGAAAGTCTTCTTGGACAATCAATGTCAACATCTAGTTTGATATACTCCCATGGTGTTATAGATGTGTCTATCGTACCATCATGGAAACAAACATATCTTACATCAGGATGATAGTAATTACCAGGTACAAATTCGTCGTAACCATTAGTTATACATGTGTATACTATCATGTCCTTTGGTTCTGTATACTCATTCATTTCAAATGGTGTATACTTTACGGTTGCATACAATTTACTAGAGAATAATACTTCTGATTTATCGTAGAATATATCACGTAAATCATCAATAAATTTTACCCGATCTTGAGCAGTTGGTTTGTCTTGTAAGACGTATGATTCACTATAATCTTTGATCCTGTTCTGTCTATTTCTCATCTCTAATTTTATAGGCACACGATGTATCTTAAATGCCAAGGGTGATCTAAATTTTTTACCTATCAAATACTCTGCGATAGAACTTGATACTTGATCTCTATTGACACCATCATCATACCACTCTCTCCATGTATCACACCAATCACTGACTTCAGGTGTGAGTCTTCTCCAAATAAGACTATTAATTGTTTGATTATAATATTTGATTGGATATCCAATCTCCTTTATTCTTTTACACATATCAAGGATCTCTTCTTTAGAAGAGAACCTATGCTCATATAATTTTTGAAATTCTTTGAAGAGTGTTCTCTCCTCTGGATGTTTTTGTAGAACAAAATCATGCTCCACAAAAAGATCTTTAGATAGTTCTACAATATAATCTGATATAGGATAGCATGCATCTATCCATACTGTGACTGCTTCTTTATCAAAATATAAATGTGGACAATGTTTAGGGTGATATGATTTTCTTACTGGACATGCTTCATCTATCTCTAGTTTTATATACTCCCACCCATCTGTCTGTGGTTTATCACCATCATAAAAACAAACGAATCTATCTTCTGTTTCTGGTGGTTCTGCTAACTTATCATAACCATTTGTAATAGAAGTATAGAATATCATCCATTCAACAATTCCTTTGGTGCAAGTTGACCTGCTAACTCACCAAGTTTTCTGTTGGTGACTTCACCTGGTTCACGAGAGAACCAACCTGTTGCTATGTACTTTGGTTTATTACCTGTTAGAAACGCTCCTCTATGCACATGTGTGTATGCTGCTGGCCATAATACTATTGTGCCTTTCTTTGGTTGGAATGATATTTCTTGATGAAAAAAGTCAGTCGCACCTCCATTCTCATGAGGAATATCATTGAGATATATCATCCATGTCACAACTCTGTCTCTGTATAAGAAACTACCATTCTCTGAATGCCAGATGTGATACCCACCACCTGATTTTGTTTTCTGTACTTTACATGTCCAAGATGATACTGGGTCACAACAATCAAGAATACCCTTATACTTCTTAGCATATATTTCAAAGGCACCACCTACTGCTTGATTGATCTCCATGGCAAGAGCAGGGTCAGCAATCTCAAGATATAATTGCTCATCCTTTCTTCCAAGTGCACCCTCTTTAAATTGTTTACCACCTTCACTCATGGGATCAAGTGTCAACTCTTTACCATTGAAAGATGTTACCTTGACTTCTACATTATCTTTCTTGACATGCTTTTTAGAATACCAAAACTCAAAAGAATCTATAACAGAATCACAGAACTCCCACTTGACAAAATTGTCAAAGACACCTATGGCACCATGATCAATCATGCCTTTGAACTCAGGTTGTTTAGGTTCTTCTTGAATGACTACCTCAGGCACCATGTTTTGCTTCCTCCTTTCCTTGATTTATGTAGACTACTGGTGGTATTCTACCACAGTATTCATCTAATTGCATCACTTCTTCAATCTTTACATCAGCACCATTCTCTCTCCAAAATTCTGTCAGTGCATGATTACTATTCTTATGGAAGATCTCAATGTGTTCTTCATGTATTGCAGAACCCATGTCTAATCTATAATTGAATAGTGGTGTGGCATATGATTTACCACTGTCAAGTATCAAGTCTTCGGAGACTGCTCTTGGTCTGATGTTTTGGTCGATTTTCCACTGCGATCCCCTACTGTGAAGTTTGAGAAGTTTAGTTGCATGATGACGAGTAATAAGGTAGCAAGCAGCAGAAAAGTCATTTATAAATCTATGATGTAGTTTTAAAGTTATACCATTAGGATTTATAATAGTCAACTGCAAACAATCAAATGCTATAGGAACTCTACGTCTCACATCTCTCCATGTAAAATTCCAATTGCCTGCGAGTGATAGATCAACATCATCTTCCATGATAAAAATCTCATCATGGTCTGTTTCTTCTACAAAGTACTTGATTGCAGACAGATGTGACATGACACACGCTAACTCACCATCATTCATATTAGGTGGTACAGTTCCCTTGAGATATGATTCATACTCAGCACCATCTATACCAGAGATCCTATGGTGATCTTTGATCTCCCAATAATCGAACTGTTCCTCCATATATTTTTTTCTCTCAGGAAATCTGTCAAGATTTATCCACAAGACAGGAGGAAAGTTTGCTAGTTTGAATACTGCTTTGTTCTTATCCATTTCTACTCTTTATATAATCCGCTTCTTGATAATATTTTAAAAGAGATTTCTTACCTTTCACTTTCAATTGTTCCCATAATTTTTTATTATCCTCACAATATGGATTATTGAACCATGAGTTTTTAGTCCTACCATGTTCAAGGTGAAAAACATAATCATGTATTCTTCCAACACTTGATAATAAATTGAATCTAAAATGTCTTTCATCATCTTCATAACCATATGCTATGAAATTTTCATTTTCTCCACCTAACTTTTTATACTCTTTAGTATCATAGAACTGACAGAAACCATACTTAGCATCCCATTGTCTCATATGTCCATTGAAGTATTCAAAATTGAATCCAGAATTTATAAAGTTAGTAACTTCATTGTCACCTACATGACACTGCCATTGATAATCACCATATCCATATGGGTATATTACTTTTACTGGTTTACCATTTTTTACATCAGGATGCACCCACTCTTTCGCTATCATATTTGTTGCATTGATGTATGACTCAATTGGTAAAATAATATCACTATCATAATTTGCTACCACTGGTGTATCAACCATCCATAACATATCATTGAGTATCTTTGTTCTATGAAATGTAAACTCATCACTCTGTTCAAATATGTGATGAATACATGCAAGCATTTCTGGTTCTAATGCTTGTTTTAATAGTGGTAAAACTTCACGCTCGTATACTGGTTCTTTATCAACCTCTTTGACAATAATCTTTGTATCAAAATTACGGGCGAGATATATTAGTGTCGTAATTATATTTCTCATACGATCATCAGTTTCAATGCGTAAGGGTATGATGAACGTATTCTTTGTTAGATCAAATCTTTTTACTACTTTAGGTGAAATCATAATACCTCCCAGTTATCACAGTATAGGTCAGATGTATCATGATTTTTTGTATAACCTGTGCCAAACCATTTCTTTGGAGCGATGATTCTTTTGTTAGGATTATTACTCAACCATGATCCCCACCATGAGAATGATGAATTTGCAATTATAAAATCAGTGCACATAGACATCATGCACAAGTCTGCAATATTGTCACCACCTTCTGAGATAAGGAACCTGTCATCAGGGAACTGAGTACCACACCATTTAGGATCATCAGAAAAAATAACCACTGTACGACGGTTATCAAACTTTGACAATGCAGTGTCATAATATTCTTTGGGGCAAGGTGGATGGTTGTCACAATTTTGTATGTAATCACCACGACGTACGTGTAGTGCAATTGGATCTTGAACAGTCGAGATCATATCCTCACACGGTGCTTTGATTTCATTCTTGAACTCAAAGTCCTCTCGTATTTCTTTCTCTATAATATCAAAATATTTTGTGCTCTGCAAATATGCATAGACATTGTGACCGTCTG